TAAACCTTATCAACTCAAAGACGCAAAAGAGCGACTGCAAGAAGCAAGAGAACGACAAAAAAACATAAGGCAATGCGGCAGGGTTAAATGTTAAATGAGCAAGCTCGCTTTTGCCTTAATAGTCCTAATAGACGGCCAGCAACAAGAGGTAAGCTATTGGCGGGATATTCTGAGATGCAACCAATTTAGTGAGTGGGTAGAATTTGGGCATACTTACGCAAAAGAGAAACGATACAAGAAAAGAAATTCACAAGTGAACATTACTGCTTACTGCAAACCAGTGTTTGTGAACGCCAACACGAAGCTACTAAACTGACATGAGTACAAGAATACTAAGGGATCCAAAAGGGATTAGAGTCAACCCAGAAGCAGAGCCTCTGCGCCAAGTAGTGATCGATATCTTTTCTATAGTGAAACCTTTTTACTCACGACAGACAGCAGCCTACACGACAACCGGGGAAGCTGCCCTAGAGATCGTTGAGGTTGATAGTTCTAGTACCGTGGTCGTGTCCCTACACGTTTCACCAAAGGACGGACAACAAGTGATAGTCAAACGCATGGGAAGTGGGGCCGTGACCGTAGATACAGCAGGAGCCGAAACAATAGATGGATCAGCGTCTAAGTCAATAGCAACTCAGTTCGATGTCTTAAGAGTTGTCTTCTTAGATGCTTCAGGCGAATACGTGGTGATCTGATGGCAATTGATACAGACGACATACCTAATGTATTGGATGTTGATTTTGAACCTCCTCCACCTTTGTTTCAACCGCCAACTGATGCAGAACTTGAGGACATTGAAGACGCACAAAAACGTCAAGAGCTTTTACAAGACATCAGAGAGGGTTTGGTAAATCCTTTTGACTTGACAGATGAACAGTTAGAGTTTTTTACAAAAGGCACAATGTCTGCGGAGGAAGCTAGGGAGTCGCTCGCTCCTTTCTATGGCGTAGATGTTCCGGGGTTTCCTGAGAACGCCTCACAAGCGTACAAAAATAGAATTGCTGAGATTATAAGTTCTGAAGGTTTGACCCCTGCTGAGGCAGTTGCAAGACAAAACGCAAGACTCGCAGAAGGCGCAGATGCAAATGATGACGGAGTTGTTAGCGCAGAAGAGTACGAAGACTTTTTGGCAGAACCGTCTCTGCCAGACGATGGGAACGACTTGCCCCCCGGCCCCTCGCAAGAAACAGATACAGGGGAAGAAGATGATTTTACTTTTCCTTTCCCCAGAAGAGAGGACGACTCCCCTGAGCTGCCTCCTCCTAGCGACACGCCAGACGATCCGGGCGATGACACACGTGAGGAAGAGTTCCCAGAGCTTCCAACTCCTGATGACGACAATGAGCCTCCAGTAGAAGATGAGCCGGGAGACAGTGAGTTACCGCCTAGCGGTGAAATAGATTTACCTCCTACTGATGACGAAAGTACGGATCAATCTTCAGAGTCAGAGGAAGAAGCAGAAACAGAACAAACAACCGATGAATCAACAGATCAATCGGCAGGATTGCCACCGGGAAATCAAAACCCTGAAGGCGAAGACGATTTACCACAATCACCACCCGGAGACGGTGGAGGTAGCAACGAGGACGATGACATGGAAGACGATGATAGTTTTTTAGATACGCTTGGTGATCTTTTTAGAAGAGGACTAGAAACCGTGGGCGGTGCTTTATCTCAAGCATTTGCTCAAGGCGGTCAAGGCGGTAGCGCATCGATCAATAATATCGTTGATCTTGCTGCTGCGGCTGCAATTGATCGAAAGGCGACAGAATACTACGTTGATGCTCTGAAAGACGCTAGTGATGCTGAACTAGAGTTTCTTGAGCGCATGATAGGCAGACAAGAAGTTTTCCGTCCTTTTTACAACGTAGGTACAGGCGAGAAAGCTCCTTTCCTTGGCTATCAAATTAATCAACTCCGTGATTTAGTAAACCGAGATCCGAGCTTTCCAGAAAGTCGAATGATTCAGCCAGAGGTTGATATTCTCCCTCTCATCGAAGAAGCAGCAGCTATAGAAACCATTGACCCCACAGTAAATCAAATAAACGTAGCTGATCTCCTGCTAGGCTTAGACACTGGAACAATCCCGACTGCTATAAGAACAGACGTTAATCTAATTGATCCTTTCAACCCACAAGATCCAACCTTACGATTCTTACAGGATGAAGGGAGACGAGCCATTGAATCGGCTGCTGCTGCTGAAGGCCGATTGAATACAGGTGGGACTCTGCAAGAATTGCAACAGCAAGCTATCGGGACTGCTGCCCAATACGCAGGAGACTTGGCTGACATTGGAAGAGTTCAGGATCAGGCAAGGCTTGACGCAGATCAGCAGTTCTACTCGCAGTTACTTGGTTCAGGCAGAGAAGGATTTGGAAGAGAAATAGATCGGCTTGGGGCTATCTCAGACGCTCAACGATTCCAAGACGATCAGGCTCTTCAGGCTGATATCCGAAGATTTGAGTCTGAAGCTGACAGAGTAGGGGAACAGTTTGATATGTCACGCTTTGCAAACCTAGACGCTATGAACCGAGATCAGACGCTTATAAATCAGCTAAGTGGTTTGATTGATTTAGGTTTATCAGGGGCAGAAGGTTTGACAGGGAACGCCCCGACCTTTGGCAATCTCGGAGGGAGCATTTATTCCAATATAGGTGATGCAATGGGATATGAAGGTTTAAGGCGAGGAGATCGATTCAGCACCGCAATCGGTGGATTATTTTCTAAGGATAACAAGTAATGGCGAACAGACTTCAAAGAATCATGGCAATGGATCAAATGATCCAGAATCGCAATATGCCTCAGCAGGGGATACAGAATGTTTTTAATCCCACAACAGGAACATTTGTAAGCGTACCCTTTCAGACTGATCCTAATTTTAAAGGGCGCAGGACGGTTATGACTCCCTCTGGCCCTCAAGTGTTACCAGGATTTGAGGGAGTAGAAAACCCTTATCGACAACTAGGTCGAGGTGTCAGGAATCTACTCGGCAACTTGTTTGATCGTGGATCGCTCCGAAGGGAAGAAAGAAAAGCACAAAAACAAGTTATGGAACAAGCAGATCCAATGCTCGACACGATGTATCCGTCAGTTGTTGAACGTCCTGAGTTTGAGCCAGTACCAGACAATCAAGCAAGAATTGACGAGCTTCAGGAAAGAATCAATCGTCCTATCGTAACTTCTCAGAACCTTCCTACCTTTGACGTTTCTCAAGTAAGGGCAAAAAGTGAAAAAAGCCAGAACGATAAAAAAATAGAAAAATTTTTACCGCAAGGAGTGACGCTTGAAAACGCAACCAGAGAACAATTAAGAACAGCAGCATTACAATCTAAGCAAGAATACAAACCTCTAGCTGATAGGTACGACAAAAATACAAAAGATATTATTCAAATAGACGATGCTTTTGGAAGGATACGAGCATCTGCAACAGATCCCTCGCCAGCAGGAGACTTGGCAATTGTTTTTAATTTTATGAAAATGCTTGATCCGGGTTCAGTGGTAAGGGAATCAGAGTTTCAAACAGCAGCGCAAGCAAAGGCGTGGTTGGCTAGTACAGACGCAGAGGGAGAATATCAGATTCCAAATTTTGTCAGAACCATTATTCAACAAGCAACCGAGGGAACAATATTACTACCAGAGCAAAGAGTTGATTTTATAGACCGAGCTGCAAGATTATACAGTCCTCAACTACAAAAATATGAAATGGTTTTAAAAGACTTCACCAACAAAGCAAATAAATTAAATGTCCCAGTTGATTTAGTAATTACAGATTACGTTCAAAATAGAGATTATAAAGAAGGTTTAGAAGAATTAAAAAAAGCTGCTAATCGACAATATGGTGGAGAAGAAATGCTTTTCAACTTTCGTTCTCAATCTACAAAGCAACTTGAAGAAATAGCAAACAGATCAGATCGTAAAAAACTTGTAGAAGTCATGGGCGAGGATTTTGTAAATGCTTTAGAAGCAGAATTAATTAGAAGAGACGAGCAAAAATAATGGCTACTTTACTTGAAGAAATACGATCTCGAAAAAAGTCAGATAATTCTCAATCTCAAGAATCTGAAATTCCAACTTTAGAGGAATTTGCACCAACTAGAACTTTGTTAGATGAAATTAGAAATCAACAGCCAGATATTGCAAAAGGGAGAAAGCAGTTATTTAGATCAATTACGCCTCAAGCAGTTGATGATTTTGTTGACAGATTTCCATCTGAAACACCTTTAGACGAATTGTTTAAAGACGTACCGGGAGGGTTAGAAGGAGCAAGAGGCGTAGCAGATGTTGTGCTTTCAGGTGCAACGTCGGTTATTCCTGCGATCGGTAGTGTGATTGGGACAGTAGAAGGATTTGGAAAAGCTCTATCAGATGGCAGTTTTGGAACACAAGAAGGCGCAAGAGACATTCAAAGAACCGCAGAGCAAAGGGCTGAAGCGTTTGGTCGTAATCGATTGATTCCGTTTTATGAGCCTACCTCGGAGGCAGGAAGACAATTACAAGAAAATTTAGGTAGATTTGCTGGAAGATATTTACCTCCAATTTTATCTGGCGGCCCTAGTCAGTTTCTCACTGGCAGACAACTAGAGCCAACAATTACAAAAAAAGAGGAAACTGCAAACAGAATTAGAGCAGGAGATGAAAGCGCAGAACTTGCTAAAACAAGAATTCCAGATCCCGAAGGTTTTACTAAAGATAGAACAATAGAAAAAGACAGAGAAGCTATTGAAACAATAAAACAGGGGTTTGATGAATCTACTGTTCAAATGATTAAACAGGCATCTATTGCTGACAAAGAAAGAATGTTAGAAATGCTCAATTTAAGATCAAAGGGATTAACTAACAAAAGAGATGAGCAATTAAACAGAGCGCACGATATACCCGGAGCAGCACTTTTAAACAATATCAAAAAATTAAAAGTTGCAAAAACTAAAGCAGGGAAAGACGTTGATAAAGAGGCCAACACTTTAAGAGGCGTTTCTATAGATGGCGATGAAGAAATTTTAAATATTGGCAGAAGATTTATAAATGATCTTTCAGAACGATTAAACATAAAATTTGATGAAAACTTAAACCCAATTTTTGAAGGCACAACAAGGATTGAAAAAAATCCAACTTCTATGAAATTAGTCAAAGACATTTTTGACCTTGCTAAAAATCCGAAAGACGCTAAAGGGTTGCATGATCTCAAACAAGCAGTAAACGAAAAACTTAATTATGATAAAGCCCAGCCCGGAGGGATTGCTGGGAACACAGAGCAAGTAATTAAAAATTTTAATCGAGATATAAATAATTATCTAAGAAACAAAAGCGACAGTTATGCAAAAGCAAACGATAATTTCAGTATTCTTGCAGACGCAATAGACAGCATTGAATCTGTTACAGGCAAAAAAACTGATTTTGACTCAATTACAACTGGAAAGCAGTTGGGTACATTATTAAGAAGATTGACCGGAAACGCTGTTTCTCGCTCTAAACTATTAGATGCAATCAACAAAGTTCAAACGGTTGGCGGCATAAAAGATCAAGATTTATTTACTCTTACAATTTTTGCAGAAAGTTTAGACGACGTCCTTGACAGACCAAGTGCTATGACATCTTTCAAAGGAGATTTACAAAGAGGCGTAGAATCAGGAGTTGAGAATACTTTGTTAGGCCAGCCAACAATGATGCAAACAGGCATTAATCTAGCAAAAGGCGCAACAAATAGAGTAAGAGGCATCAATCAAGAAAATGCTCTCCAATCAATCAGAAACTTACTCGAACGAGATTTGCGAGAAAACAGACGCAGACAATCAAAGTCTAAAGAGATAGTCCCTAGAGACTAAACATCCTCTGGCGTTGGATCTCCCCAATTGTTCGCAACCTTGTACACGCTTGTTTGCTTCTTGATCTGAAAGAAACCCTCATGCTCCGGGTATGTTTTCACAAAGGCTCTGGCGTAAAAAGGAATGTGGTTATTACAGATTTTAAACTCTGAGACTCCATCCCCACCTACATCTCGACTCCACCTAATGACCTCAAAGATTGCTTTTGCAGAGTATCTGGTACGTCCAGTGTTAATCATCTGAAAGGTTAGTTTCTTGAACTCTTCCCAAACCTCCGGGTACTTGTTGTGGTAACCCTCAAACTGTTCCTGCATCTCTTCTAATCGATTCATGTTACCTCCATTTATTTTTTATGAATCATTCAAATTGTCGTACAATTTCTGTTGATAAACTCTTTGGCAGCGACTTATAAAGTCCGTGTCTTCCCAATTAGTATTTCCTCGCACCCAACAATCTCGTGCAACAAGCATTTCTTTTACCAGCCCCTCATGGTTAGCTGATATGTAAGCTGCTTTTTCATCTCGAAATGCAAACCTTCCAAGATGGTAAGCTCTTTGCCACAGTTGTTTATTCACTTTACATCTCCTTAGTGTGTCTTGCTCTGATTCTGACTCCTAAAATGGGATGTCATCGTCTACAAGCGGTTCATCTTTTGGTGACAGGAATTGGAAGTTGAAGGCTTTAATGATTGTCGAAAATCTCCTCTCTCCGTCCTTGTCCCATTCCCGATACTGAATCTTGCCCTCGACATATATCTTTGAACCTTTCTTGAGCGTGTCAGCTATTTCTGCAATTGCCCCTCTAAACTCTACTTTGTGCCATTCAGTTGATTCTTTTCTTTCACCTTCAGGCGTTTTCCATTTATCGGAAGTAGCAAGGCTGATGGTCATGGTCTTAGTACCATCCTCCCAATATTTAATATCAGGATCTCTGCCTAGATTCCCGACCAAAATCACTTTATTCACTGACATCTTTACGCTCCTTTTTTCCTTTCTCTACCGCTAGATCATATATGTCTTTAGACATCATTTTTATCTCAAAACTCAGATCGGCCAGTACATCAGCAGTTATTTCAGACGGATGCATTAAAAAAACTGAATCTAAAAATAGTTGTGTTCCTCCGTCTTTGCCATCTGCATAGATAATACCAATGACGTTTTTTTTAAAATCTTCACCTCGTTCTGCAAGCATCAGTTTGCCTCTGTTATGTTGATTTTTTTGTAACTCGATGACTTGGAAAAATACGGTTCGAGCTGCTTGAAAAGATTGGGATCTTCCTCCTCCAACTTTTTAAGATTAAGAGATCCTTTTTTTTGAACAGTTTTAATTGTCACTCCAAAGCCAAAACACTCGCCCTGATCCTTTAGGGTTTTACTGATTTCATCCAATTCGTCTTTGATTTGCTTCTCGATTCTTTTGAGGCTCTTGTACTCAGTCGCAATCTTTTCAAAAGCCTCGTCTACTCGCTCAGATTCAAACTTGTTCCATGCTTCTATGAGTTGGGTGAAATGATCCTCAGTGATATGACATTCTTGAAGTCGGGTGCGTCCCTCGTCATAAGTGTAAAGAAACGTCCGTTCAGCCCCGGAACAAAGTTTTTGGTGAACTAATTGCCAAAATGCAGGGTGCTTTTCGTCCAAATCGCTCCAGTACGCACTAGAAGGGCTTGAGGGGCATTTTATCTCTACGATGACCTTTACCCCTTCCAGTTCGCCAAAAGCGTCCAGAGAGGCTCCAAAAAGCCCCATTTCATAACAACGTGGCTCCAAATGTATTCCAAGCTCCTCCCCTACTGCTGCCCTAGCAATAGGCTCCATGTTTGAGCCTCTGACCATCGCCTCGTTAACAAAAGTGGGTTTTTGCTCTGCCTTTTGCTTCCGTAAAGCGTTTTGCGACTGATAAGGGTTAAGATTCATAACGGTCGGAGTTTCAGAGGCGGTTCGGAGTGACCCTCGCCACTCCAGCCACTCCGGGGAACCTTGCTCAAAAAAGACTCGTTTATTGTCCATCAGTAACAGCCTTTTGAGTTGCTTGATCTAAAGCTCTTTTTAGCTTTGCCTCTATCTCTGCGTCAGTCATCTTTTCTTTGCGCCAGTTTTCGATTGTTTTGGGATAAACTATTTTTGCTTCAAGGGCTTTTGCAATGATTCCACTCTCTTTAACTTCTTGCTTTGGCATTTTGCCAATCTTCTTGATTTGTTCTTTGGTGCTTTTCTTGTGAGTGGCTTCCGCACCATTTCCATCATCGTCTTCATCCGACCCGATTCCGCAAGCTGTAGCAAGTGAGTATCGTTTTGCGTATGTCAGGGCAGATCCATACCCTTGAGGCGAGTTCTTATCCAGTGGCACAGTCGTAAGCCCAAAGCTCATCTGACCATCCGGGCCGTGGAAGATTGTCTCAACACAAACAGCGTTCTCACGCTCGTGTACTTTCTGCTGATAGAAAATGCCGTTCTTGTTGAGAGGCTCCTTAACTGCATCGATGATAGCCTCTAGCGTGGCGTACTTAGAATTGAAGTGAGGGTTTTTCTTGTCTTTACTTGCGTGAGTGATCTCTGACTGAGCCTTTACAAGTGCAGTCATAAAGGCTTGTGTTTCTAGATTTTTGTTTATCTCTAACATATTAGTTCCCCTTGATTGAACATGGTGGTTGAAGGTTTTTGTAGTCTGGATGAATACCATCACAAACGTCTTTGAAATACTGCTGTTCTTCGATTAACTCGTCTTGATAGTCTTGATTTCCAATCCACCCAAGAGCTAAAAGAATCGCTGCAAGGATGCTAAGGTTCTTGAGGCTCATAGGTTATGCTCCTTGACGAAACGGATGTCGTCTGTTGCGTCAAAACCAACAGAGGGATCATGCGATAAAGCACAATCTTTTTTCTCGTCTTTCCAAAACTCATAACCTTTTACGATTCCCTCCAATAGTTGCAGAGGATTATCTGATTCTGAAAGATCACCCTTTAACTGTTTCACTGTCCAGACTAATCCAGTTTCGTCGTCCCTAAACTCAGCCCAAACGCTGTACTCGTCCCGGCCAATCCGTTCACTCTCTTTGATTAATTGATCGTTTGTCATAATGTCCTCCCTGATCTGTATTATTATGCACATGAAAAAAGAATTATCAACTGCAGTTGAATACAAACAAAAAATGGTTATGATGTCAGGATGCTAAAAGAGAAGACGATTGAATTATTGCGGGAAAGTCCAAAGCCGCTTCCAAAGATTGCAAAGGATTGTAACCTTAAAGAAAGGTGGCTATATCATTTGAAAAATGATTATTGGGATGATCCTGGCGTTTTGAAGATAGAAAGGTTGTACGAGTATCTTTCGGGTAAGTCTTTGAATTTAGTCAGAAAAAGGAAATAGTGACCCAACGTGACGGAATAAGAAAACCGTTATCCCAGCGCACCATCTGGACAAAAGGGAAACTAAGAAATGGATAAATCTGTAGTTTGTAGACTCGTTATTCGATATCGCTATTTCCTCCGTCATAGTTTTTAAAAAATCGCTCGTCGGTTAAATGGTTATTGGGAGAAAAAAAAATGGAATATACTCAAAACTTTGAACACTTTTGGAGCTTGTACCCCAAGCAGACCGGGAAGGGAGCCGCCTTTGCAAGCTGGAAAAAGTATACCAAGGCAGAGCATGAGCTTATTTTAGACCACCTTCCACAACGCCTTAAAACTGATGCAGATTGGTTAGAGGGCAAGTTCATCAAGAACCCCGCGACTTGGTTGAATCAAAGATGTTGGGAAGACAATTACAAGAGAGCTAGTCAATTCGCAAGGATGTCAGGAATTAAAGAGAAGACTTGGTGCGAAAAGTGCGATAGCTATAACTTCACCCGGAGACACGAGGACATCTGCGAGAACGGAGAAGAGTTCTATCACTTGAGACTTAAAAACAAAAAATGGGTTTTCTCAAACTATAGGGCTACTGAACTTGAAACGGTCGCTTGAACAGAATGACTGCCTTCACAAATGGAGTCGAGTCATTGCTAGTCACCTTCAAGACTCAGGCGTGGCTGTATCTCACGACACCGTAAAAGAGTTGATTCTTATAGAGTTGGGCAACACGAAGAGAGTCAAAGTACCGGGACTCAAAGAAAGAGTCATTCCAATGCGAAGTCACCAATACAAGCAAATGGACTTTGATTTGAGTGAGTACGACAGAAAAAATAATTTTATCTCAATGAACGCTCTCCTTTCTAAAGTAGAGGCGTGGGCTGCGACAGACTTGAATCTCCAACTGGAAGGAGTAAAATCTAAAGAGGGAGTAAGCTAATGTTTTTTCAAAAGAAATGCTCAAACTCAACGTGTGACAACACGCACAAGATGACCCTCGATCCTGATGAGCATTGGTGCAACGCTTGTTATGGCAAACGAGTCAACAAGCAAGAACGTCATCTTCGAGGACTGAGGAAAGAACAAGAGTTAGTCGCTAAATATTGGAAGGCTCCTAGTTGGGTTCCAGAGACATGAGAGGCAGGAAGGGACCGCAAGATTTAAAAAAGAAAACTGTTCCTCAACTTCAGAATACCTTATGGCCTATCTTTGCTAATTACATCAAAGCAGTTTACGGTTCAGAGTGTTTTACTTGTGGGAAACGATGCGAGGGCAGGGACAGACAAGCCGGACACTTTATTCCCCGGACGTACTCTCCAGTAAAATATAATGAGGATAATGTCAGAACTCAATGCTCTCGTTGCAATGAATTTGAACATGGGAAGCCTGTAGAATTTGAGAGAAAGCTAAGACTTCAGATCGGAGACGAGGCAGTAGAAAACCTCAAACGAGAATCCACGAAGACATGGAAGTGGGATCGTCAGTGGTTAATCGATAAGATTCTTTACTATCGACAAGCCTTAAAAGAAAGGGAGGAGGCTGCATGAGTCTATTAAGTTCACTGATTGCGCCAGTTGCTAACATTGCTACTGGGATAATAAAAAACAGAGGTGAAATAGCTCAGGCAAAACACAAAGCGAAGATGTCCCAAATTCAGAATGATGCAGATTGGGAGTCTAAGATGGCTGATGCCTCTGCTAATTCTTGGAAAGACGAGTGGTTCACAATTTTGCTTTCCATACCCTTACTTGCGGTCGGTGCAGGAGTTGTGATGGATGATCCCCTCATTATTGACCGAGTAAAATCAGGGTTTCAGGCTCTTGAAGAACTACCAGATTGGTACAGCTATCTTTTATTCCTAGCAGTCTCCGCATCTTTTGGAGTAAAAGGCGTTGATAAACTCATGAATCTGAGAAAGAAATGAACAAAGAACTAGAGCCGGGAAGTGAATATAACAAGTACGATACTGACGGAGATGGCGTAGTAACAGACGCAGAACTTGCCACCACCGAGAGACTGCAAGCGTTAGAGTTGCAGAATGAGAAAGCAGATGCTCAGAAAACAATGTGCTGGTTTGCCTTATGGGGGATGCTCCTCTATCCAAGCGGCATAGTCATCACCTCTTTTTTAAAACTGGATCAGGCTGCTACCATCCTCGGGGACATTGCCTCCGTTTACTTTATTAGTGTCTCAGGTTTAATTGCAGCCTTTTTTGGGTTCCAAAGTTTTAATGGTAAAAAATAATGGAAATACTAATCGCAGTTGGTTTTATGGTTGGTTATGTATTCGGGAAACACTATGGGCGTTAACCTAGACCAGTTATACGAAGAGATTAAATCAGACGAGGGACTTGTCACAAACGACGAGGGCGAGTCTTTGATATATAAGTGTACTGAGGGCTATTTGACTTGCGGCATTGGTCATAAGATCGTGGAGGGAGATGCAGAATATGGATTTGTGGAGGGCGATACAGTTCCAATGGACTCGGTTAAAGCACACTTTGAGAAAGATGTTCAAACAGCTATTGAAGATTGCCGAGCAATTTATGGCGACGAATTTGATTCGTGGAGCGAAGAACGCTGCCATATCGTCACTAACATGGCTTTTCAATTGGGTAGAAAAGGGCTATCTAGCTTTAAAAAGTTTAATTCGTACTTTCAAGAAGGAGCTTATGGCGGTGCGTCCTTGGAAATGATGGATAGCAAATGGGCTTTACATCAAACACCGAATCGCGCGAAAAGATTGAGTAAACGAGTCTTAGCGTTAGCCAATGACCCTAGCCGATAAAGCTGATAAGTTGATTGAGTTGTGGGTGAGGGAACTGGCTCAGGAATCAGCCAATCCCTACAAGGCTCACAGTCTCCTAGATGGACACTATGCCCTAGAGGTTGGAGGTAAAAAGAATCCTTTGAAGTCATACATTAATGCAAAGGAAACGAAGTCACCACCACGGGACGTTATCAGCAGCGATTTAATTTTGATTGACTCAATCATTGGGCAGATCAGCAAAGTAAACAGTAAGTACCCTTTAGTATTGAAATGGTTTTACAGCACCGGGGACATGAAGAGAGTAGCAAAAGAGGCAAGCGTTAGCCTGACCAAAGCTAGAGAACTGAAGAATACTGCATTTGACTTAGTACAAGTTTTATTAGATGAAAAATTAGGAAAGAACTATGCTTAAAAAGTTATGGGAAAAGATTAAAAAGTTATTAGGCTTGACCCCAGAAGTAGAACCCCCAAAAGCCAAGCCCGGAAAAGCTAAACGGAAGAAAGCCCCTTAGAAAAGTCTAACAGCTTTTTTCTGAACTGAGGCAGGACATACACCTCAACCTTAACGAGTCCTTGCCTTCTGCGTTTCGCCCTATGCCGTTGAACCCGGTCACGATTGAGCCGGGCTTTTTTCTCCTCTTTGGTTTCGTTCATTCTCGTCAGTTAGGTTATACAACAAAGTCTTTCATGCGAGATGTTTCTTTGCGAACCCCCCCATGATCAACTTGAACAGCACTGATAGGCCAGTTTTTATATTTTGCTTTTATCTTGGCAATTTTTTCTTGTACCCGAGTCTCTCTCTCGTGATATTCAATTTTTATTTCTATATGTCGGATCGCCTTTTTAATTTCTCTTGTCGGCAATTCGTTTTCTTCGCAGAAGGTAAGAGAAGCGTAAAGATGAGTTAAGGACTCTCTTTCATAATCTGAAATGTTTTGAAATCTTTTTTTCATTTTGTTCCCCTTGATTTATTTAACTTACAAGAACCATTATACATATCATTACATGTAATGCAATTAATTTAGTGCAATTAATTAAGCTATTTTTCTGCACTAAGCTTCGCGCTGTTAATTACGCATTATTATTTGCGCGAGCTTTTTCTTGTTGTAGACACCATGCCTGAATAACATTTCCCTGAAACTAATAGAACAGGATCAAATCATATGGTTCGCGTATATCAGGACAGCTTTTATCGGCTTAAACAGATTATCGGTGATAAAAACAAGGATATCCCGCCAATAGTCCCGGTTTCTCAATCAACTTGGTGGTTAGGAGTTAAATCAGGCAAGTTCCCAAAGCCCATCAAGCTCTCGGAAGGAGTAACTGTTTGGCGTGGTGTTGATCTTTTAGAATTACTCAATCGCAAAGATTGATATACTCCCCCTATTCAAAAACGTCTAAAGCCCTTTCTTTATGTACGTTTCAAGGAAAGTGCTTGGCAAAGAAAAAGGTTTGCAACACGTTTTATTTGGTGTAAGGTATGTGAAGGTGCGACTGCTGACTCTCAACCCCTTGAGAGAGTCTCAGCGTACCGATGCATGAATCATCTTTTCATTGATGGCATGACGCGGGGAATGTTTTTACTTTCTATCTCCCTCCCCGCTGATTGTTTCGGGAATCCCATGACAAAACGAGTCGAAAGAAAACTCAAAAAAATAGCGAAGTCTCTGAACAAGGCAAGCCGGACTCATAAGGGGCAAGCCAGAGAGATCAACAAGATTGTTAAGAAGAAAGCGAAGACTAGGCGCAGGAAATGAGTAGACGAATTCTCATTGACCCCCATAGGAATAGTTCACAAAATCGTAGTTATTCTCAAAACGTCACAACTGAGATGCTCTACAAAGTTGATTTCAATAACGCAGCCTCAGACCAGAGTACGTCAGTCTCAGGCGTTACGGCCGAAAGTAAAGGCAGACAAGGGCTTACCCTTACAACTCCCTCAGTCAGTAGTAACGTTGCTAGTTTCTACGCAAGCTCGGCTCATTCGGGAGATGGCGTGATTAAAGTCACTGCCACTTATGCCAACGGAAAAAAAGACGCCAGCTTTATCAAAGTGAAGGTAAATAACCCAACAGACCATAGACACTTCTGATGACAGAAGAACTCAAGGGCAGAATTGAGATACTGGAACAGCAGCGAAACGATGCGATGAACCAATGCGTTTTGCTTGGTGGGCAGATCAAACAAATGATTGAACAGATTGAAGTATTGAAGAAGTTAAAGGAAGTAAATGATGGCAATGACCAGAGCGCAGACGAATCGAAAGATCAGGCAGGATAGTCTGCGAGAACAACTTGCCAACCAGAAGCACCTTGAGAAAGTCCTTGATTCTATTAACAAATTAGAGGAGCTGGACACTGAAATGGACAGTGTTGCAGTAAGTCGTATCAAAGGAGCCATCGACAGCAGGATTAAACTTGTAAGTAAGTATCTACCTGATCTCAAGAGTATAGAGCTTTCAGGGGATGAGGATTACCCAGTTCAGATAGCAGCATATCAAATTGAATTCAGTGACACCCCTGAAGCGTAAAGTCCCAACGGCATTTAGAGAACTGTACGAGCCTTACAGGATTAAATGCTATTGGGGAGGGCGAGGAGCCGGGAAGTCTGTACAGATGGCGTCAGCACTTCTCCTCAAGGGAACAGAAAGCCCAAAAAGAATTTTATGCGCCAGAGAGATTCAGAGATCAATTAAGGACTCTGTTCACTCTCTCCTGGCATCAAGGATCGAAGCGTTAGGACTTGAAAGGTTCTACGAAGTAACTCAGAACGAGATCCGTGGGGTAAATGGCACGACGTTTATCTTCACTGGACTTCTTGCAAATATCCAGTCGATCAAGAGTATTGATAATATTGACCTTTGTTGGGTAGAGGAGGCGAGTTCTGTTAGTGAGAACTCTTGGAGGACGTTGATACCTTCAATCAGAAAGCCCGGATCCGAGATTTGGATTAGCTTCAATCCAGAACACAAGACTGACGCAGCCTACCAGAGATTCGTTCTGCATCCACCGCAAAACGCAATGGTCAAGAAAGTTAGTTATCGGGACAATCCTTACTTTAGTCAGACAACGCTCCCAGAAGAGATGCAAATCCTCAAAGACCAGAACGAGGAAGAATATCTCCATGTTTATGAGGGCGAGCTAAAACAATTCGTGGATGGCAGCATCTACAGAAATCAACTCAAGCAAGCAAGAGACGAGGGTAGGATTTGTTGGTTTCCAGTTGAAAGCCTTGAGGTGCATACATTTTTTGATCTCGGTCGTAACGATTCGACTGCAATATGGTTCATGCAAGCAGTTGGGAAAGAGTTTAGATTCATTGATTACTATGAACATAGGTTAGTGGACTTAGATCATTACGCTCATGTCCTCAAGGAAAAAGGCTATTTGTACGGAACGCACTACCTGCCTCACGATGTTGAGGTGATCTCGTTAGGCAGCAACAACCGAAGCAGGAGAGACATTTTAGAAGGCTTAGGAGTGCATCCGATAACAACTGTTCCGAGGATAGCAAGCGTTGAAGATGGCATTGCGATGGTGCGAGATAAATTTAAATCATGCTGGTTCCATGAGGAAAACTGCGAAGAAGGTTTAGAAGCTCTTGCGAACTATCAGTACCAGTTCGATGAAAAACACGACACATTCAGAAAAGTGCCTCTCCATAACGCAGCAAGCAATGGGGCTGATGCCTTCCGAATGTTTGCACAAGCATTTGAGGAAGACACATATATTCAAGAACTCGACTTTGCGAGTGAGTGGTCATGAAGAGAAATAGCGAAGAACAAAACGAGATTGTCAAAGAGGCGTTAGAACGCTTTGAAACGGCATCTGATGGGTGGTCAGACATCTATGAGCAATCCGTAGCGGATGTGTCGTTTATTGATGACGATGAAGGACAGTGGGAGGATTCAGTCCGAGAATCAAGACACAATCGTCCTTGCTTAACTTTTGACAAGCTCTCTGCATCTGTTGACCGAGTTGTTGGCGGCCAGATGGCACAAATGCCCTCAGTCAAAGTCAGAGCCGCAGAGGAAGGCGATGAGGCCATAGCTGAAGTCTACCAAGGCTTAATACGTCAAATCGACCAGAGAGGCATACAAGCCTTTAAAACGGCATTTAAGTTTGCGGTTAAGTCCGGGTGGGGTTGTCTACTGGTAGATCACGATTACATCGATGACGTTTCTCTGGATCAAGACATCATCCTCCGAGAGATCAAGAATCCCTTTTCTGTACTCCTTGATCCGATTATCCAAGCGCAGCACGTTCAAGAGGCTCGATTTGGCTTTATGTTTGAGGACATGGAACGTAAGGAGTTCGAAAGGCTTTACCCCGAAGCAGAGTCTTATCCCGGTGAGAGCGATTTCACTACAACTGGGAATATGGATTCATGGGTCAGTGAGGACTTTGTACGAGTAGCTGATTACTTCAGAATCGTGAACGAAGAAAGAACGTTAGTCCAACTGTCAGACGGACGAGTCCTAGACTTGGAAGAAGTCCAGCCAGTCAGGGACGAGTTAAATTTACAAGGCATCACGTTAGGCAAGACAAGAAAGGTTCAGAAGCGAAAGCTAGAGCGATTCAAGATCAGCGGCATGGAGATACTTGAAGAGGTTGAGTGTGTCGGAAGATTTATTCCTCTTGTGCCGATGTTTGGTAAGACTTCCAACATAAACGGAAAATACATCACAAGGGGCATTGTACGCAAAGCTAAGGACGCTCAGAGGCTTTATAACTACTCTCGAAGCGTAGCAGTCGAGGTTACAGCCCTCACGCCTAAACAGCCATACTTTGTGACCCCTGCCATGATCAAAGGGCACGAGTCCAAGTGGAAGAACATGATGGTTTCAAACGATCCAGTTCTTCAGTTTAATTTTGACCAAGGGCAGAAACCCTATAGAGAATCCCCGGCTCAAGGATCACCCGGACTCTTACAAGATGCTCAGTTCGCAGCCGAGGACATCAAAGCAACCACCGGGATATTTGATGCAAACCTCGGGCAGCAAGGTCAAGAGACGTCAGGCATAGCAATCGGCCGGAGACAGTTTCAGGGCGAGATGTCTAACTTCGAGTACCAAGATCAGTTAATCGACTCAATGGAGTTAGCCGGAAGGATTATGATTGATATGATCCCTGCTGTGTACGACACCGAAAGAACAATCAGAATCATAGGCGAAGACGAGCGAGAAGAGACAGTTCAAGTAAACAAGACTTTGATGGACGCTCAGACCGGGACATTCGTCAAGACAATGGATTTGAACGTAGGAAACTACGATATCAAGATCGCAAGCGGCCCATCCTTTACAACTCGCAAGCAAGAGACAGCAGAACAACTGTCCTCGATGATTGCTCAAAACCCTGCCATGAGTCAGTTGGTTGGAGACATCTTATTCCAAAACCTTGATCTAGTGGGAGGCGATGAAGCAATCAAACGTCTTAGAAGCGCAGGAGTCAAAGCAGGAATCATAGAGCCTAACCAAGAGGAGGCCGTTGCGCTTCAGTCCCAAATACAGGCAAGCAAGCAACTGGAGCAACAAGCAGCGCAGTTAGAACTCGCATTAAAACAAGCAGAAGTAGCGACCGAAAGAGCCGAGGCAATCGAACGAGAGAGCAAAGCATCAATGAACACTGTTAAAACAGCGGTTGAGCAAATGAAGCTCGCAGAAGCGCAGGAAGACTTAGAATCTAAACAGATCGCTCAAATGAGATTACGTCAGTCGGTAGGACTCCCAGTTATTTAAGGCAAAGTTAATGCGAAAAAAAGATCCCAGACTTACGAGGGCAGGAGTTACAGGATTCAACAAACCAAAGCGAACACCTAACCACCCGAAGAAGTCTCACATTGTCGTGGCAAAGCAAGGCGACAAGATCAAAACGATCAGATTTGGACAACAAGGAGCCTCAACTGCTGGCGCACCAAAGAAAGGCGAGAGTCAAGCGATGAAAAACAAAAGAAAGTCTTTCAAAGCAAGACACGCAAAAAACATAGCAAAAGGCAAAATGTCAGCAGCATTTTGGGCAGATAAAACAAAATGGTCGTAAAGCGAAAAACCAAAGCAAAAAAGAAAACAAAGTCTCGTGTTAATGAGGCTGGTAACTACACTAAGCCTACCATGCGAAAGAATCTTTTTAATAAGATCAAAGCAGGGAACAAGGGCGGCAGCCGAGGACAATGGACGGCAAGAAAAGCACAAATGCTCGCAAAGCAATATAAAGCGAAAGGTGGAGGCTATCGAGACTAATGCCATTTAAAAAGTATTCTTCTAAACAAAAGAAACTCGCAAGAGTAGCAAAGCCAAGGACAAAAATTACAGGCGCAGACTTTAAAAAGTTAAAACGCAAAAAGAAGAAATAAATGGCTCTCAAAAAATCACAGAAGAGTTTAAAAAAGTGGACTGCGCAGAAGTGGCGCACAAAGTCAGGCAAGCCATCAACGCAAGGCAAGAAAGCCACCGGGGAGCGTTATCTGCCCTCCGCAGCTATCAAGGCAATGTCAGATAAAGAATACGCAGCAACAACTCGCAAGAAACGAGCCGATATAAAGAAAGGCAAAAAGACTTCAGCACAACCAAAGAAGATAGCAAAGAAAACCAGACGATTCAGAAAATAGGAGAGACGTTATGCCAATGGTCAAAGGTAGGAAGTTCCCTTACACCAAAGCAGGAATGAAAGCAGCAAAGAAAGCTCGTATGGGCGGCAAAAAAAAGAAAATGAAAAAGGGCGGTTACGACAAATGAATCAACCTATGAACCGAACCCCTGCCCAAGACTTGGTTATGTCTCGCAGGGAAAACCCACCAGTAGGTACGGCAGGAGCTACTGCACTTGCTAATCAAATGACTATACCTCGCACGGCCTTGCCTTCGTCAACGCCTCAAACGAATATGCCTGAGCTACCTATGAATCCGATGCAAATGGTCACTGGTAAAGACGGCAAGAAATACCAGATCGTGATTGATCCAAGTACAGGCTTACAAACCTTCATTCCCTATCGAGAACCAGCAGGTAGAGGAATGGGTCAAATGCGTGGCATGGGCGAGATGCCCGGAATGTCAGGACAAGGCAGTAGGATGGAGCGTATCCAACGACTCGCAAGTCGTATGGGGCAAATGCAAGGCCAGAATCCGACTAATCGTCTAAGCAGTCTATTGTCTGCAAGTGGCTAATCAACTTGCTCCCAGAATGGAACAAAGGGGCGGTGATGGTGTAAACCGTCTTTTAGGCATCATCGAGCCAGCTATGACAGTTGGTTCTGCGATTGCTGCCGAGGTTCCTGCCCTTGCGGTTGGTTTAGGTTCTCTTAACACAATAGAAGACAAGCAAAGACCACTGAGTGACGCAGTAGCAGCCGCAGACGAAGTTAGAGAGATGCTCACCTATAACCCTCGCTCAATGGAGGGTCAGGCAGGGATGCAGTCTCTAATTAACTCTGTTAGTCAGATAGCTGACACAGTTGGACTTGATACAGCCTTTCAAGTCTTAAATGAGGAGATCATTCCTAGAGTACAAAGCACACTAGGCGAGGACGCTGCGAGAGAACTTGGCTCAATGGCGATGATGATCCCAGCTGTAAGAAGACTGTCAGGGCTGCCAATGGACACCGCCTCTCGGATGCAAAGAGCGAAAGAAATGGGCTTTGATGACGAGCCTTTGTATATTGGTAGCACCTTTGACATTGAAGAACTTGATTTAGAAAAAATGTCTCCTGAAGGTTACGTAGGACGAGCAATCTACACCACGACCTCGCCTGATGATGCAAGTATAAATTACGCAGGAGAAGGGCCAGACTTAACCAACAAAATACAACTTAGAGCCGAAAGAATCGCAGATGAAACTGACAGGGATTACAATGACCCTGAAGTTTTACAACAAGCAAGAAGCGAAGTAAAAGGAGAAAATCTAGGCGTTATCTATCCTATGATGGGAAGATCAGAAAAGGTTTTTGACATAAGAACATACGGAGATAACCCAACTCTCAGCTACAAACAACCAGAAATGGATTTTAAAGATTATTTAGATGAAGCAAAAGACGATCTATATTACAGAGGAACCAGTGAATCAGATTTTGACACAAAAGCAGAATTTGACGAGGTACTAGAAGACAGAGCTAGAGAGCTTGCTTTTGATGATAGTTTAGATCTTTTACCAGAAGGCGAGTTAGTAGATTTTTTAGAAGCATTGCAACGAGACAATAGAGTTTCAAACGAAGACTATAAACAATTAGTTCAAGACATTGGAATGAGAGCCTTTGATAATGAAGGCATATCAGCGCAGGATCTTAACAGGGTAATGAGAAAATCCACCATGTATGCAGAAGATCCAGAAACAGGAGATTTAGTCAACAACGATGTATTTCGTAATGCTTTGGAAGAGGCAGGGTTTGACACAATAAAGATGGATGCTGATACGTTTAAAATGGAAGGCGTAGAAGGCGCAGAACATAGAATCTTTCTCAAGCCTGAACAGTTACGATCTATCAACGCAGAATTCGATCCAGAAAAAAAAGACAGTTCGAACATATTATCAAGCATCTTAGATCAAAGATTTAGGAACATAGCTTAATTCGGTCTAACGCACCGTAAAAGCGTGGGCTTACTTGCTGCCCTCTTAGCAAGGTAAACATTCGTGGAGACGTACTCATATGGAAACTGATGCAGCAATCGCTGAGGCTGAAATATTGCCGACGGAAATCGAGCAAGCCGAACAAGATGCTCCCGAGCCTGAACAGGGCGAAACCTCTGAAGCAGTAGAAACTCCAGAAACCGAGGAGAAAAAAGCAGAAGAGTCATCCGGGGACGAGACACCCGAACAAGTAGCAGAGGAAAAGCAAAAAAAGCGTAACTCTGTTCAAGAAAGAATCTCACAACTGGCACGACAAAAAAACGAGGCGAACACTCGTGTACAAGAACTAGAACAGCAAGTTGCTTACTTACAGGCTCAGAGTCAGCCTCAAGCTCAGGATGCGCCACAAGCCTATCCGAGACTTGAAGACTACGACTACGACGAAGCAAGACATCAACAAGCAGTTCTGCAGTACACCTCGAACCTCAATGCTCAGAACGTGCAGCAGGTGATGCAACAGCAGCAACAAGCTCAGATTGCTCAATTACAAGCTCAGAAGGCACAAATTGCGTCTCAAGAGTTTATAGAGAAATCTAACGCTTTTGCTATCGACTATAAGGACTTCAACGAAACCGTCACTAACCCTAATTTTCATCAAAGTGATTTGGTGGCAAGGACGATTGTTGAATTGCCGAATGGCCCTGATGTTGCGTATTACCTTGGCAAGAACTTAAAGATTGCCAACGCTCTGAACGCTAAAAGTGATAGAGACGCTAGAGATGATTTGATAAGAATCTCAACAGCGTTACAAGTGAACTCCAGAAAACGTCGTGCTAATACTACTAACGCTCCTGCGCCCTCGAAGACGGTGACACCTAAAGGAAAAGTCGCTAAGGACTTGGATAAGATGTCTCCTGAAGAATATCGAAGAGCAAGGGGCTATATTAAATAGGTAAATTGACATGGCTAATTCATTGCTCACACCGAGCATAATCACGAAAGAAGCCCTTGCGATACTACATCAGAAGCTAAACTTCATTGGTACGATCAATCGGCAATATGATGACCAGTACGCTCAAAGTGGGGCTAAAATTGGATCGGACTTAAAAATCCGACTTCCTAACGAGTTTACTGTTAGAACTGGCGCAACTCTTTCGTCGCAAGACGTAACAGAGCAAAGCGTAACTCTTTCAGTTGGTACTCAAAAAGGTGT